CCAGGCCGAGCGAGAGCGAGGAGGGGCTTTCTTCTCTACCTCTACCTCTGCCTCTTTCTCTGCCTCTGTCTCTAGACAAGCATCCGGCTTGCATGGCGCTAGCGGCGTGATAGCAGATTGCACCGGCACAAAAAAACCCGCACGAATCAACGACTTAAGCGCTTCGTCCACCTCGGACTCGGACACCCGAAGGCGAAAGGACAGTTCGGGCACATCGTGCTCAATGGTCCCGTCTGCCGACTCACTTGCAAGCAGCCACAACATGGGCGCTAGCGCCCTGCTAGCAACCGGCAAGCGCTGAAAAGCGAAGTCGTCCAGCAGCCCCTTGTGCAACTTGATCCAGGGCGGCGCGCGGTCTTTGTAGTGCTGGAACTGAGCCCAGTTCTTGACGGCAAGCCTCATGCCGCAACCCACAACCGTTCAGCCCGGCCGGTGCGCGTGGTGCGCTGGCCATCAGCCAAGGCCGCCAGGCGCAACCCCTGGAGCTCTGGCAAGCGCTTGCGGGTCTGGTAGGCGTCCAAGCCGATGGCGTCTGCGATCTGCTCGGCACCCAGGGGCTTGCCGGCCTCCTTCAGCACAGCCAGCACGCGGGCACGGTGGTTGGCGGCCATGGCGCCGGCTTCGGCTGCGGCCATGAAGCTGGTGTGGGGGTCGGTCGCGCGGGCGAGCGGCGCCGGCGACAGGTCGATGGTCATTTGCTCAGGCACGTTTGCTCTCCTTGCTTCGTGCGATCTGGTAGCGGCGATAGCGCGAGTGGCTGCCGTCGCTGTGGGCTTCGATCAGGTGAATCGCCTGCAGGTAGGCCAGCGCCCACTGCACGGCCTTGTCGGTTCGGCCAGTCCTCGCCACGATCTGCCAGCGGCGAAGGGGCATGCCCTTGTGGTTCTGCAGCAGCTCCAGCACCGCGGCGCTGGCAGCGTTCTGGAAGGGCACGCCGGCTGGGTTGGGTTGGTATGGCGCGGGCTTTGGTCGGTCGGGGTTGCCCGCTGTTGCAGCTGGGCGCTTGATGAGCTCGGCGGCCATCCACTGGCCGATGTCCGCCGCCATCACCGGCCACCGCCTGTTACGACTTCCGGGCTTTGATCCCTTTGCTGCGGGAGGTGGATGCCCGCTAACCTTTGAATCGTCCGCAGTGAGCCGAACATTTCGCGCTCCAGCAGCCGACGAACCCACTCAGAGCGAGGAATGCCATGAGCCGCAGCCATCAGCCCCACCGCATCGGCCATCTCTTCCGTCACGGGGATGTCCAGCCTGGCGGTCAACTTTCCGGCGGGGTCGGTGATCCCGCTTCGGGACATAGCAAGGTCATTCATGGGTGGGCAAATCGCAAAGTGGTGGACGTGGTGCGGCGGGCGCTGCTGCTGGGGGCGACTGAGTTGCAGGGCATCGCCAATCGCGTGGGGCGGCCGTGAAGGTCAATCAGTTCCTGCGCTGGCCGGCGCCGGCAGATCAGGCCAGACCTCCCAGTAGTCGTTTGGCCGCAGGTCCTGGCGCCTCAGCCGGCCACGCGACATGCGCTCAACACGCACGGCCTCGGTTGGCTTCATCGCCTTCCGGCCAGTGATGCACTGATACAGGTACTGCTCATTCATGCCCACGGTTGCGGCAATCTCAGCGCGCTCGGTCGGGGTCACTGGGGGTTTTGCTTCGCTCATGGCGAGCAATCCTAGCGTTTCGCTATCGACAGCGCAAGCGTTTCGAACTCGACCGCCACTAGCCTTCTGCTCGAATAGCGAGATGGATGACCCGTTGGTACTGGCGTTCCGCCGAATTTGTGATGCGGAAGGTGGCTATAAAGCCCTGGCCGATCGCATCTCGGCAAACGACCAATCGCTCTACCAGGTCTACTCAGGGGTCAAGCTGCCGTCCGGGCGACCCAAGGGTGTCGGGCCTCAACTTCGCGCCAAGCTGGACACCCATTTCCCCGGCTGGCGATCGGCCACTGACGCGCCTTTGGTGGCTCACGGCTTGAGCTACCAACCTGACAAAGTTCCCTACCTAACCAGGGAGGAACTGATGACAGGCAAAGACCTGCCCAACGCTTTCAAGATTGATTTGCCAGACGACGCCATGGGCGCCAAGGCACCCAAAGGGACACGGGCCACCTTCGAACGCCGTGCGCCAGGCTGGGGGGATGCTGTGCTGCTGATTGATGCCAAGGGCCATCCGCACGTCCGTGTCTACCGGCAAAGCCTGGAGCACGATTGGGAGGGGGTCGCGCCCAATCCCGCCTTCGCCACCTTCACCGGCTCTATGTCAGGAGTCAGGGTGGTGGCGGTTCTTGAATCGCTCGGCGGCGGCTGGGCGCAACTGAGTCGATAGGGAGAACCCCATGAGGGCAACAATCATTGCAGGCGCGATCCTGCTGACCGGCTGCGCCGCGCCGCAGCCACCAACCAACCCCAACCCGGCCGCAAACTTCGCCGCTGACCGCTGGGCCTGCCAGCAAGCCGTTGCCAGCATGCCGGCGCCTGCCGCCCCAGCGCCTGCACCGGCCCAGCAGCCCAGCACGCTGGTGACGAACTGCCAGCGCGACCTCATGGGCGGCGCCCAATGCACCACCCAGGCGGTAGCGCCAAGGCGAACAGCCACCGATGCGATGTTTGAAACCATGGCAAAACTCTCAGCCGCGGACGCCCAGCACAACCATGAAATGGCCTGGCGGAACTGCATGATGGCCAAGGGCTGGCGATAGCCGGCCACACCCCGAAAGCCCGCCGCGAGCGGGCTTTTTTGCGCCCCACCCACAAGCCGCGGCACCCGCCGAACCTAGTGGTTTACCCTTTTTTGCGCTTTTTCTAGCGTTTCACTTGTCGCATAACTAGTGTTTTGCTAGAGTGCCCTCACGTTGCCAAGGACGGCAAAGCGGGAGGACACGATGCACCGACAGAACTACACCCCCAAGCCCCAGCAATCGCGCTGGGCATCGCCCGCAGTGGCGGTGGTTTTGGGCTTGGCCCTGGCCGAACTGCTTGCCCAGTGGGCCATGGGGGCGGCATGAGCTTCGGCACCTTTCCCGCTGACGACTTCACGGATTGGCTGGGCGCGGCCTGCATGAGCGCCCGCGATCCCGACTTCGGCCCGCCGCTGCGCGACGTGACCGCCGACGACTTCGCCAACTTCCCCATCCCCTCCATCTTGGCCCTGGCCATGGACGAAGGCCAGCCCCAGCGCACGCGCATCGTGGCCCTGGAAGCCCTGCGCATCGCCTTTGATCGGTTCTTGGCCGAGCAGCGCGCCGAGGCCGACCGCAAGGCACTGGACCCCGAGCACCAAGCGCGCATGGCGGCCTTGATGGTCGAAATCGTCAACAACTTCCAACGGCTACCAGCAGCAGCATGACCACCCTCATCACCCTCACCCGCCCCACCCTGCTAGCCCGGTTCAAGCGCCTCCTGCGCCTGAAGAAGCTGCGCAGCAGGCTGGCCGGAGCACACGACGACTACGAGCGCTCGCTGTCTAACGTCAAAGCCCTGGAGGGCGCCCCCCACGAAAACATGAGCGACGCCGGCAAGCGCTTGGCAGCCCTGCGCCTGCAAGAAGAACGCTTGGTGCTGGTCAGCGACGAGAAGCGCGTCAAGGCCATCCAAGCGCAGATTGACCACCTTGAACTGGGAGGGTTCTGAGATGAACGCAAACACCACCGCCGAGGCTGACGCCGTGGCCGCCGAAGTGATTGACCGCGCTGAAGTCACCAGCGACGGTCATGTGATCGTGGCCTACAGCCGCACCGAGGCGGCCTTGGCCACCTTGTCCGCGAAGTACGCCGGCAAGACCTACGACCTGACCACCACGGCAGGCGACAAGGACGCACGCGCCGCACGGATGGAGTTGGTGGCGCTGCGCACCGGCCTGGAGGCCAAGCGCAAGGAGCTGAAAGCCCCGGCCATGGAGTTCGGCAAGAAGATCGACGCCGAGGCCAAGCGCATCACCGACCAGATCAAGGGCCTGGAAGATCCCATCGACGCGCAGATCAAGGCCGACGAAGCGCGCCGCGAAGCCGAACGCGAAGCGAAGCGCCGCGCTGAAGCTGCGCGAGTGGCCAAGCATGAACATGCCATCGGCTTGATCCGGGGCTACGTCACGTCGGCTATTGGCTCATCCAGCGCCCACATCCGCACGCTGCAAGAAGGCTTGGCCACCGTGGACACCAGCGAGGCGCTGCTGGAGGAGTTCAGCATCACGGCCGCCCGCGTGAAGGCCGAAGTGCAGGCCAAGCTGATCGAGTTGCATGACGCCGCAGCCCAGGGCGAGGCCGAGGCCGCGCGGCTCGCCGCCGAACGCGAGGCCCAGCGCCAAGAGGCCGCCCGGCTGGCCGCGCAGCGCGCCGAACTGGAAGCCCAGCAAGCCGAGCTGCGCCGCGCGCAAGAGGCCATGGCCAAAGCCCAACGCGAAGCCGCCGATGCCCAGCGCAAAGCCGAGGAAGCGCGCGCCGCCGCGCAGGCCGAGCGCGATGCGCAGGCCATAGCCGACCAATTGGCCGCCGCCAAAGCCCGCGAGGTGGACGCCCAGGCGCTGGCAGCAGCCATGGTCAAGGGCGCGGCCGAGCCCGAGCAAGCGCCAGCAGCCACACCGGCGCCAACGCTCAAGCTGGGCGACATCAACACGCGCTTGGGCTTTGTCCTGACCGCCGACTTCTTGGCTTCGTTGGGCTTCACCGCAGTGGTCGAGCGCAACGCACGCCTGTTCAACGAATCCGATTGGGGCGCCATCAAGGCCGCCTTGGTCACCCACATCCAGAAAGCCTAAGCCATGAACGCCCAAACCTCCGCCGAACACGCCGTCATGGAGCTGGTGCCCACCGAGGCGCAGCCCGTGGCCCTGGCCCAGCAGTCCCTGGCTTTGGCTGCCAACAGCCCCGCCGCCATGATGCTCGCCGCCATGGAGCGCGGCGCGACCTTGGAGCAGGTCGAGAAGATGATGGACCTGCAAGAGCGCTTTGAGCGCCGCGAGGCCGAGAAGGCATTCTTTGCAGCCCTGTCCGGCCTGCGCTCCGAGGCGATCGAAGTCGTCAAGCGCAAGCGCGTCCACTTCACCAGCAGCAAGGGCACCACCGACTACAAGCACGCCGAACTGTCGGACGTGATTGAGGCCGCACAGCCGGCCATGGCCAAGCACGGCCTGTCGCACCGCTGGGACGTGAAGCAAGAGGCGCGCAAGATCACCGTGACCTGCATCGTGTCCCACGCGATGGGACACAGCATCAACGTCAGCCTGACCGCCGACCCGGACGACACCGGCAACAAGAACCCGATTCAGCAGGTTGCCAGCACCATCACCTATCTGGAGCGCCACACGCTCAAGGCAGCCCTTGGCCTGAGTGAGAAAGGTGACGACGACGACGGCCGCGCCGCCAAGGGCCGCACCGTCGGCAAAGGACAGTCTCAGCAGGCTGGCAACACCCAGGACCAAGTGCCTAAAGAACTGGCCGATGCCGGGCGCATTGCGTCTTTGCAGGGCTCCAAGGCCCTCAACGCATGGTGGGGCGGCCTTACCGAAGCGCAGCGCACCGCCATGACGCCCAGCTTCGCAGGGCTGCGCGCGGCTGCCCGCGCTGCTGACCAGAAGGGAGCGAACTGATGCGCGACGACCTCATCCGCGTTAGCTGCCCGCAGGGCGTGCCCGAGTGGTTCGCTGCGCGCGCAGGCGCCTGCACCGCAAGCCGCTTTGCCGTGGCCCGCTCCATGGTTGACGGGCTGACCGACCAACAGGCCACCTACGTCAGCGCCATCCAGGCTGGCAAGACCGAGGCCGAAGCCGTGGCGGCGGCTGGCTACAAGGCCAAGCCCACCAGCAGCACCGTGGCAAAGGCCCTGGCCGGCGAGCCTGTTGGGCGCCCCAGCGACGCGGCCATCAAGTACGCCCAGCTCCTGGCCATCGAGCGCATCAGCGGGCAGTCCCAAGACGACACGTTCCAGACCTGGGCCATGAAGCGCGGCCAAGAACTGGAGCCCATCGCCCGCGAGTTGTACCAGTCCCGAACCGGCTACATCGTTGACGAGGCCGGCGTGGTGCTGACCCCGGATCGTTGGTTCGGCTACTCCACCGATGGCGCCGTGTACGGCCAGAAGGGCGGCATCGAAATCAAGTGCCCCAGCGCAGCGGACAAGGTGGCCGGCGTGTGGCTTGACCCCGCCCAGGTGATTGCCGAGTACCAAGACCAGATCGACGGCGGCATGTGGATTGAAGGCTGGCAGTGGATCGACTTGGTGATCTACACGCCCTGGCTGGCCAGCGTGGGCCGCGAACTGTTCATCCACCGCGTCCACCGCGACGAAGCCCGCATTGAGGCCCTTGAGCGCGACCTGATCCGCTTCATCCGCATCGTCAACGACTGCGAGCGCGCGCTGCGCGCACCGCTGCCGCTGGCCGCCTGACCCCTTTCACGGGCCGCTGCATCAGGACACAAGGCTTCTCCTCCCTGAGCCGTTCCATTCCCTGATGCGCCCACCCGGGCCGGCCCCTTTTTTCTCCTCCACACCATGACCATCTACTCCAAGACCAGCATCAAAGAAGCCTACGCCCGAGCCATCGCCATTGGCGCCACGCACGACGAGGCGATTGCCAGCGTGGCCCAGACCAAGGGCCTTCCCGTGGAAGCCGTGCAAGCCGCGTTTGACGAGGT